ATTATTTTCCCTTGCATCGTCTTCAGATATTATTCCGTTTTCAACTGCAAGTTGATTTTTTTCAATAGCTAACAAATTATCCTGTACCAATGTATAATAATTATTTTGCAATTCTGTAATTTTTGAAATTTGTTCTTCTATAACTGCGGATTCATTTTTTGCTGCGGCCATTTTTAAATCAGCTGCACGTTGCGCCGACTCAACCGATTTCGCATCGTTCTTTTTCTGATCTGCTAATGCTTTTTTTCTTGCATCGCTTGCAATTTGAGCCGCGCCTACTCCAGCGTTCATCATAGTTTCAACATTTTTCTGTTCATCAAGTGCTTGTTTCTGAGATTCCAAAGCAGATTTTTTTTGCGATAATGCAAGGCTGATTAATTCATTTTTATATTTTTTTACGGTATCTGAAACGCCCTTAAATTTATTTCCTATCCCTGGAATTTTTTCAGCCGTTTTTAATATTTTATCAATGGCGGTAAATAATCCTTCAGCAATTACGATTATTAAATCAGCAAACATTAACCGAACCAAATTAAACATTGATATAAAAAATAATTTAACATTGCTAACGAAAATCCAAAACGCCGCTTGCGCACGTGCTGCACCTACAATCATAAATTCAACAAGATTATTCCAATTTTTTATTATCGCAATTATAAAAACAATTGCTGCCGGTAATATAATCATAAACGGCATTAAAATTGACGCAATGATTGTTCCAATGATAATATATTTTTTAAATTCTTCAAACTTTTTTACTAAATAATCCCACTCCGTGTAGGCTAAAATAATAGCTGGTATCCACACGGCAGAGATCACAGTTGCGATTGCTCCGATTGGATTTGCTGCAATCACTGCATTCAATCCCATCATCGCCATTTTAATTTCTTTTATTATTGCAACAACTTTAGCCAATTGATAAAACGCTAAAATAACAAGTGGAACAGCAGCTGCAATTGCCAGTACGGCAGTTATTACTTTTTTTGTAGTATCTGATAAATCCATAAACTTTTTTATAATGTCGTTTATAATTTTTACAAACGGCGTCAACGCTTCTGCAATTATTTTTCCAAACGCTTTTGATAAATCTTCAAATTTGTTTTTCATTATTGAAAGTTGACCGGAAAAAGTTAATCCTTCAGCTTTCGCAAGTTTGAAACCATTTTGCATTAATTTGTTTGCGATTGCCATTTTTTCAGCATCTGTTTTTGCGTTTCGCATTTCAGGTGACAATCTTTCGAGCATCATAAAATTACCAGACATCGCCATCGTCACCATTTTCATTGACGATTGCAAATCCGACCCGGTTATTTTTGATAGTCCAATTGCACCTTCTGCTGCCGCGTCCATGTCGTCCGATGTCACGCCGAGTTGAGTCCCGAACGCCATCATCGCTTTTACGGCATCGTCGTCAACGTCTGTTATCTCCATGATTGAGTTTGCAAATTTATCATATTTGACATATGTTTTTTCAACTTCTTGTCCGCTCGACTCAATCGCCGATCTCAAACGCGCTTCACCTTTTGCTCCTTCTGCAAACGCCTTGACTGCAAAACCCATAGCCAAAATTATAGGTGCGGAAATTCCAATAGCTGCTTTTTGCATTGAAGATTCAAGAGATTTTCCAAAATTGTTAACATTTTTTTTAATATCAGAAAGACTTTTATCTAAACCTGACCCATCAATTTTAGTGTCAATTTTTATCGAACCGTCAGCCATTAAACCCACCCATCAAGCGCACGTTCAAGCGCGCTATGATTATTATCTTCGATTCTATAAGCGTTCTGCATTTTCCTAAGTGACTTCTTGTATTCAGGGCTGTCATTTTTATCAGGTTTTTTTGATCTGATTTCAACAACACTCATCAATTTTGTATCTTCCGGTAACGCTTGAAACAATTCAAAAAAAACCCACCAATGCATTTCTGCCGTGCGTAAATCTATCCCATATGTTTGTAAAAATGCAGAAAACAAACGGCCATGATCTATATTATAATCAAAAACTCTTTTGTCGGAATCGCTCCCGTCTTTTACGCCGCACGAAATAAAATCAATTATGTAATCCCATAGTTTTGGATCGTTTGGTATTTCGTTAAAAAATATTCTTAAAATCATTCTTGTTTTTTCTTCTTCCGTAAATTCCGATAAAGACAAAACACGAAAAAATTTGAGAACTTGCTTGAAATCAGTCTTTTGGATAACCCCCGGAAACCTCTGCTCCGGGGGCGTATCTAAAATTACATTGAACTCAGACAAAAGATTTTGTCCTTTCGTTCCATTTGTTTTCTATTTCTTTTGACGCTATCTTTACAAGTTCGATCATTGCAAAAAGATTTTTATCAAATTTTTCAAATAGAAAATCAAATTCACCGATTCCGAATACTATATCAATAAATCCCTTCAACGATTCTTTTGATTTATCAATATCATCTTTGCCTATTGTCTCCAATTCGGCAACAACTGATTTTCCTTTTGCAGTAACGTCCCTTAGAAACTGTTCACTGCCAACGTCGATGATATAATGTTTTATCATTTCATCATTTTCGTTTACAATCGGAAAATCAATTTTTGTTGCCTTGAACTTAAAACCCGCCATCTAAAAACTCCTTGCGCTTACGCCGCTTTTATATCACCAGAAACAAGAGCTTCTTCAAGATATTTGAAAACTCTATTGTATGGTGTAACTTCATACATACACATGAACTGTCCTGCGACTGCCGGAATATCATTTGTAGTCGTGTAGTTCAGTACATTTTCAACATATGATCCGCCGTAAACTGTTCCGGGCGATGCCGCAAGCAATTTGTATGCAAGATGATTTCCACTTGTAACAGTTGCTGCAAACGATGTTGATCCAACTGCCGCACCAACACCAACGGTTGCTGTCAATGCAGTTGCTGCCGCTTTCGGTGTGATTGTTGGTTTTCCCGCAACGTCGAGGCTGAAAGAAATTTCAACCTTAGAGCCTGCGTCACCGCCACCCATGTCAAGGTCACATATAGTTACGTTGCCAGTTTTAATTTCACCAGCTTTGTCTGTGATTCTTATCTGTGTTTTTCTGTTATCGCCTAGCTCGTGTTCGAGAGATGCAATAAAATCCTGAACTGCGTCGCCGTTTGCTCTATGTCCAGATACCGCAAGAGTAAACTGCGCGCCTGTCACTTCCGTTTCCGCGTATCCGTCGCCATCGATGTAGCGATCCTGCGCTTTTGTTTCGTTGTTTGACGGATCGACTGAAGATATTCCAACTCCGAGTCGAGCCCATGTTGCAGTTGCTTCTTTCGGCGTTATGTTAATTTCATAAAGCCTCTGGAAATTTAATTCAAAAGTGTAAGCCATTTTTTAAATCCTCCGATTCAAATATTCTAATCTAAAACTTGCAGTAAAAATGTGTTCTCCAGTTTCTGTTTTTTGTACATACACGGGAACTGTAACAGCCTGCAAACTATCACATAAAAGACCGGTTGTTATTTCGATATTTTGCAAATCAAGTGTCGCAATAATTGTTTCAAGTTGATTTCTTGCAGTAACCTGATTTTTGCTTTTACAATAATAACTAAAATTTAATATTCCTTTTCTTGCACCGTCAAAATATAAAAAATCACTTGAGCCCGGATCGGTTCTGCAAATAATATCTTCAGAAATTCCAGTCCATGCGTTTTGAGAAATAACAGCGCAATATGGAGTAATTTTTGTTAAAAGATATTTATTAACTTCACTGATTATATTGAGCATTGCTGATATCGATCCACTTTTTCAAATTTTGAGCTTTCGCAACTTCAAACCATTTCATGCGTGCATTCGGATTTTTATCCTTGCTTTTATTTGGTAACTCGTAATATTGTTTTTTCGCATACGCTGTATCCCAAATTAAAATACCCTGCCCTAATGGTTCGCTTGCGATAATGCTTGAGTCTATAAGCAAATCTTGATCTTGCGGACAAAAATAATTCGAATCTTTTAAAACTTGTCCATCCAGTGCGGCTTGAACGCGGTTAAGGTTTCCCTCAATACGTCGCCTAGCTCCTTCCGCGTTAAAGTCAACTTGCACTTTCATTTTAAAAATATCTCTAAATGATGCGGACTAAAATCTTTAAAATCACGAATCGTATATTTCTGACTGTTAAATTCAACTTCATCATTAAGATTAAAAGTTAAAGTTTGCGGTTCGGAATTAAAACAATCGTAAAATAAAATTAACTTGTCATCCTTCATTTCTCCTAGCGATGCCAACGCATTTCTTTTCGACGGTTCGCAACGCACGTAAGAAATTGCTGCCGATGCAGAAAACGTTCTGTTTCCATATTCATCTTTGTTTAAAACCGGACGTAAAATAATATTATGAATTAACATTCGACGCGGAATTTGCTGCATTGCTGCACCCCTCTAAACGCATAGCCTGTTAAATATAAATATTTCAAACAATTGTCTGAAAGTTCTGGCGCTGATTTTTGTTTTCCACCGCTAAAAGAAAACGCACCCAAAGACGCACTTGAAAACGTGTCGAGTCCGTCGCCATTAACTAAATAATTTTCAGCTTCGGCGCACGTTGCAGAATCTATGAGACTTTTAAACTGAGTTGTTAAATCTGCATATGTAAAACCATACGCGCAATACAAGTCAATAGCGTTTGACGCTCTTGTTAATAGGCGTGTTAACTCAGTATCATCAGAGCATATGCGACCTACATACGTATTGCGATAATATGTTAACGACGCATACATTATTTAATTTCCCAGCCATTTTTAAGCATTTCGCCAATTTCCGATTTATCCCGAATACGTGTTACGCCTTTTTTTATAAACGATACGCGATTACTTTCAGGCTTTTTCGCTTCCGGTTCTTTAATCTTTTTCGCTTCAGGTTCAGGGATTATTTCTTTTTCATTATCCATTTTAAAAAATCCTTAAATTAAAATAACCGCCCCGGTTAAGAGGCGGCGTTTAAATTATGCAGATACTGCCTGTGTAAACTCAATGATTCTTCCGTTTTCATCGAGCTGGACAACTGCGCATACATGAGTCGCAGTCATTGTGACTGTAACTTTTGCGGCTGATGTGATCTCAGTCCATGACGTAATTGTCAAATCATCGTAACACGCTGGAACGGTATACGCGGTTGCACTGTCAGTGTCGAGATAGTACCATTTGTGACCCGGATTAGCTGCGAGTAATGCTACATAATCAGTAATTGTAATTTCAACTTTGTTTGTTCCGCCTGCGATTGTTCCGGCTACTGCGTCGACGGTTGCAGTTTTCAGACTAACGTAAATACAATCATGTTTATTTTCGTACACCCACAAATCATGATACATACGTGCCTGTATGAGATCACCATCGGATGACTGATTCACATCAGCAGTAAAAACTTTTAGTTTGTTGTGTTTCACAAACGCGACTGCTGCACTGTTCGCCATCAAAATATAATTTATATCCTGCGCCCAAGTTTTCGCAGAAAATCCGTTTGTCGCAGAAAATGCGTATTCTGTTTTCATGCGGGCGGATGGAACAACGACAAGTTTCACTCCGTTAATACTGTAAGATTTTGTCTGAATTCCGTTTTCGCCGGTTACGTTCTGGACGCTGATTGATTTATCAAGTTCAGTCGATCCTATAAGATATTTATACGCCGCACCTGAAATAAAACACGTTAGCGGTTCAGCCTCTCCGATCACATCCTGCATATCCGCGATATCGTCGGTAATAGCAGTTAAAATTGTTGCGACTGCCGGTGTGTAATAACTGTAACGGACAGTTGCATCATCAACGATTTTAGAAAAAATAGTTGAGTAACGATAGGAATCAATTTCCGGTATTGACTGAGTTTTTGTAAACTCTGCAATCAAATTGGATGTTGACAAGGTATTCATCGTCTCATCCTGATCCATAACGTCGATATTAAATGCAATTCCGCGATCCTGTGAAATAGTGTGCGCTTCCCACGCGAGAACTGCCGCTCCTGCCGGATAACCAGCCGATCTACTATAATCGCCATAACCACCCATCGACAGTTTAGCTATTTCAACGGTCCCGCCGCCGTTGTATTTAATGTTGTTTTCATTTGCGGTTAAAATCTGAGATGTGAGTCCAGCTCTTACTAGTCCATCAAGTACGTCTGTGTATAGAGTTGCTTTAGATACAGTGTTTGCCATTTGTGTTTGTCCCGGTCAGGACACAAAAAAAAAGCCTGACCAATTTAAAAAAGATATTTTCCCGGTGAAGCCGAGTCCTACCTTGATTTTAAAGGTCAAGCCCTTTTTTCCCGTGATTGCCCACACGGCTGGGAGAGGTTAATAATGTAGAAATTTTCTTTCAGACTTAATTAAACATAGTCACATAAAAATGTCAAGCAAAAAAAAATAAAAATGCGTAACGGGAGTCGAACCCTATAAGAAATAATCCCGAATTTGTTTTAAAAAACAAATCTTAAACCCCTAACAGTGATGAGTTTAATTGTTTTAGTTCATCGGCGGCGTTTCCAATTGCCGGTATTACACATTTATTTATCCAATCATTTTTTATCACAAAGTCAATCATTTTTTTATTGATAAGCCGACATTTTTAAATATTTTTTCCCGAAGATCATCTTCAGCGTTTTTTGTTTTGCTTTCCGTGCCGTTTCCAAACGCTTTCCCGTCTGTTCCGGTTTTGATAAAATCAGGGAACTCAGTCAAAACAGATTTTACTTTTTCTTCAATCGTGTCGCCCTCGTACACACCAGAAAGCGCAAGTTTCATAACTTTTTCAGACTTGTCTGGACTTACCCCGGCTTTTAACGCGGCAGTTTCTGCTTTTGCTGCATCAATTTCTTTTTTTGTTGTCGCGTCAGCCGCCTCAAGTTCTTTAATCCGCGCCTGTGATTTTTCAGACTCGGACATCTGCGATTCTCTAAGCTTTTTTAGTTCAGCTAGTTCTTCTTTTGTTGTCACGCCAGCGGCAAGCAAAATGTCAGTCTCGGCTTTGGATATCGCTTTCCCTGCGTTTTTTGCAATCAGATCATTAAGCTGTTTATCCGTGTATTTGGGCGTATCTTCTTCTTTCGCTTTTGCGTCTGCGATTTCTTTGTCTTTCGCTGCCTGCAATTCTTCAGCTGCTTTTTTTTCTTCTTCAGTCATTTGGGACTTCCTTATATTTTAAAATATTTGTTCGCGTGCGTTTCTGCGTGTTCTTCCAGTCTCGTCAATAAATTTCCTGATATTTGCCTGTTTTTCGGATACTCTTTGTTTAGCTGCTTCAATCGCTGTCGGATCATTTAAGGCATTAGCGATTTCCAATTTTCTTTTTGCCGACCTTATTGATCTTTCAAACGCTCTTTGCTGTTGACTCTCATCATACACCTCGTCGTTTTGTTCTTTTGAGTATGGTTCAAAAGTTTGTTCAGTGCCCTCAATGTACGGATACATTTGATGCCCGCAATTGATACCAAATAAACCGGCAATTTCTCCGTACGACGTATCATTGTATAAATTTGGATATCCTGTACTTTCTTTGTCGCCTTCCAGACAATATATGCGACCTTGATATAATTCACACAATGGACGCGCACCTATGTGACTTGATACCTCAACTAAATTATTACCGAGTTCTTTTGATCTGCCTAAAACTGTTTCGGTCACGACCTGTCTGATGTTTGATTTAATTACAGTTTGCGCGTATGCCTCAACACTCCATTTTCTATTACCTGCATCCACCAAACCGGCTAATCCCGTTGCGCTCCAATCGGTCGCGGCCTGTGCGATTGCTTGTCTCAAAGTTATTTGTCCGGCCAGTGCCTGAGCAGTCGCTTTTGTAATAGTTTCGATATAAATTTTTTCAGCAGAATTTATCAACGTCATTCCTAGATTTCTAAATTGCTGCATAGTTTTAGTTTCCCACGTTGTCCAAATTGCACGCAATGTCGGCGATGTATCCGGGGCAAGCGCTGCGGCCAAACTATCTGCATCCATTTTTTTATCAAATCCAACGGCTGCCGCGTTTCCCGCTTTGATTATTTCTTCACGTGCCGAATCTGTAGCGTCAATAATATATCCACGCACAATATCAACATTTTCACGGCGCAATGTTCCGATCTCTGCAAGTTTTTTCATTTGCCATTCAGCGGACACATCACTGCCTGCGCCTAACATACGAGCGATGTTCGCCATGATCTGAGTTTCCATTTCATACAATATTTCAGCGGACGTCATTCTTCACCAACAAAATAATAATATAAAACATTTGATTCAGGATTATCATTTTCATATTTAATCCCGATTTTATATTTCTCTTTATTGTTCGCGCGCTTAATTCTTTCATTTGTAAATTCTAATAAATCATATTTTTTCATTCTGTTTTAGTTCCGAAAATTGAATTAATATCAACCGTAGCATTTTGATTATTTATTTGTTCTGCTTTTGCTTTTGCTTCGTCTTCGGTATCTCCATCAAGTTCTTCTAACACATTTTCGAGTGTGCAAGTTTTAGCTATATATCTTTTTAACCAATAATCAGTTTTAGAATTTCGATCTTCAATAACAGCGTCATTAAACGTAATATTATATTCGTTCTGCGATATTGTTAATCCATAGTTCGCTCCGATTTCTCTAATGGATTCCAGCAACTCAAGAATTCCTGCTCCAATATTATTTTCATAGCTCTGTTTTAATTTAAAAGTTTTAGAGTTTTCAGAAATCACTTCGGTCGCTGTTTTCATACTCACGCCGTCAAAACTAAATGAACCGGCTGAGAATCCTGTCTGTGTGCAAAAAATATCTAACAACGTCTGAATAGCTAATCGTATTTCGTCTATCCTCAATTCAACCGAGTTATCTGTAATTTTAATGTTTTGTGCATCCTCTTGATTAAACGCCTGAAAAATTTCGTCACTCGGATCAAAATATCTCACTAATCTGTTCGGGTGTGCGGTATCAGTAACAGTTCGCACTGCCGACGCAGGTACAATAATTCTTTTCCTTCCCAAAATTATTTCTTGGTTTAATGCGTCAAACGCTATGTCTAATGACTCTAATGTATCAATTGCATTTGCGTATATCGCAATACCGAGCGGCGAAAACATATTTAAATTGTTTGCTTCAGGATTTGCAATATATACAAAAAGTGGACGCGACGTTTTTATAAACACCGTGTCAGATTCTTTTGATTTATCGCGCTTGAATTTTCCGTCAAGCTCTTCATAACATTCAAAATCAATATTATATCCGCCATCCGCGAGTCTATGTTTTTCTAACGTCACATATGATTTATTATCTATAATTTTTTTATCAACAAAATCCGCCTCTGTTATACGAGTATTATCCCATGTTACTGGTATAAAATAATTCGGGGTAACAAAATCAATTTTAAGTTTTAGTGCGTCCGGGGAAAAAAGTTTTAACGCAAACCCTCCACCTGCGATTCCGTACTCTGAAAATTTGACAAGCATTTTGAAAAAATTATTATCTTTTAAAAGCTGCTCAATATTTTCATCAGTGTTTATTTCGGGTAACTCACTCCAGATAAGGCGCGCAAGTTCCGAGCAAATAAGTTTTGCAGCGTTCATTGTTTTTCTTCGGCGCGTTAATATCGTTCCTCCTAGCGTCGGATATTTATATTCTGACCACGGCATAGTCCCCGCGTATATTGCTAACCATTTTTGGATAAGCGCATCTGATTGATAAATATCCTCTGCCATTTTTCGGCCTGTGATTAATTTCCAAAAATTTTCTAAAATATTTATCATTGCATACACCTGCAAATTTTAATTATAAGACCTGCTAAATATCCGGAAATAAAAATAACAAATAATGTAACTAAAAAAACTTTTATTTCCGGATATTTAAAATTTAAAAATTCATATATTTTTTGTAACATTTTATACCTCTCTATAATTTAAAATTGTTAAATCGTTAATTTTATTTAGGATTTTTAATTGTTCGCTAATATTTGTTAAATCTTCATGATTGCAAATTTTTTTATTCGAATCAAAAATAGTATTCCCAAAACCTGAATTATTTCCTATATTATAAAAATAACTTACAAAATATTTCATATGAAATCCCTCATTTTATTTTCAATACTGTATTCAAAACTGTCTAAACTATCCACGTTATACGATCCATCGTCGAGACGTTCTTCTTTTTCAGATTTAGGATTCCAGCACGCTGACGATTTTGATTCAATAAGTTTTTCGCAATGGCTCATAATAAAAAGTCTTTTTTGAGAAAACATCAAATCGGAAAAACGTATTCTATCAACGATAGGTTTTTTCAGCGAGTTGTAAACGTTTATAATTCCCAAGTTCCTCATTGATTTCAGAATCAGCTGCTCTGCCGAATCTATATATGCATCGTTACACATATATTTAGTCTGGCATTTTTTCACAAACAGTTTGAAATTATTTAATACCGACTCGACGCTTTTGTTTTCATTATCGTAAAACTCATCTAAAACAACAGCATAAAGTTTTTTATCTCTGAAAAAAAATCCAGTCAACGTAAACACTGATGCCGAAGATTGTCCACCAATATCAACACCGATCTGAGCAAACAAAATCTTTTCGGCGGGCAAAACGTCGCATATATTTTCTTTCGTAAACGATGGATAACATTGACCTTCCGCACGCACACGTAAACCGAGTATGTAACGATCATAGAACACACCCTTGTATTGCGCGCGTATTTCTTCTTTTCGTTCTTCCGTGAACGCCGGATTATCATCAATTGTAAAATGAAACCAATTGTAACCAATTGTCTGTTCGCGCTCATAAACATCAAGATAATCTTTATAGAGCCAGTGAGTAGGTACATCAGGATTGAGCGTGCCTATTATTAAACGATCTCTTGAAACCATCGAACGCGCAAACATTGTTTCAACAAATTGTTTATTGTGCAAATTTATTTCATCTGAATATGATGCCCCAATTGTTAGACCGCGTATTTTTTTATAAGAAGCTGCGTTGTCAGAACCGCAATAATAAATTCTTTTGTTTCCTAACTCTAAAAATTTAGATTGATCTGTATCAGTTTTTTTAATTGCTTTCCCGCGCGTGATTGCGATAAAACCGAAATCACCATCAAGACAATTTCGAGCAAGGCTTCCCATTGTTGAGCCGGTCATTAAAAAAACATTTTCGGGTGAGTTTATAATATGATAATACCAGTCTACTAAACTGGTAACGGTTTTAGATGATCTGACGCTGCCCTCATATATTTTCATAAATCCTTTAGATTTTATAGCGTCACGGGATTTTTGATTTAATGGTAATGCTATGCTCAATTATTTTTTTGCCTTGAGTTTTTTATATTGTTTTTCGATTTCAATTATATAATTATAATTATTTTTACACATATCAAAAATATTAAAAACTAATGTAATTAAATTCGTATATATTTTATCTAAATAAAAATCTATTATTTTATTAAATATTATTTCATTTTTAAGTATTTGTAATTTAACCCAATGTTTCATATGCGACCTAATTATTGCAAATTGAGAGTTACGCCGTCTCTCTGTTAATGATCGTGGTTGATAGCACGATAAAAACCGATTGTTAATTATGGTAAATCTTGAATTTCTTTTCTCATTTTTTTATTCAGTTTTGATTTTCCTTTTGCTATTTTTTCTTTTTCTTCAACAACCCATTTTTTAAACGATGCAAGTTCACGTTTTGGAAGCCTACCGTTAAACCTGATATTCTCAAGGTCGCATAGAAGCTCAATAATAAAAATCGAAATAGCGCGTCTAATTTTTTTCATTTTAATAATTCCTCAAGTAAATTTTTATCTTCATCAAGATCGACAACTTTTTTTATCTTCTTGCCCTCAGTCGCTTCATGAATCATTTTCATAACCTGCACGGATGACGAATCTTTATTTTTCAAACATCCCACTAAAGCCTCATCAAATATAGCGTCCGGAGTTTTATCAAGAAATCGTAAGATGATTTGCGACATCAATTTTTGTTCTCTGCGAACGACTCCTGATTTTTTTCCACCCATCGAACGGATGCGTCTCTGATCTTCCTCTGATCTCTCGTTGAATGGAATCAGATTTTCTTCGGTAGCCATTTATCTTTTTTCACCGTTATTTAATATTTTACAAATATCATCAAGAGAACGCACAACAATGTATTTATGTTGCAATTGTTTTAAGCGACTTTCGAAATTTATCTGTGCAGGTGACTGATGACCAGTCGGTGCTTTACACTCTATACAAAGTAATCTACCACCGTCAAGAAAAATTATTAGGTCTGGTGCGCCGGATCTCATCCCCATTGATTTAAGCGTGCCAACTCTAATCATAGCCGATTTAGTATTTTCGCCTGACGATTTTGACGCTGCCTCATTTGGGATTGAGCAAAACCAGTAGTTATGCAATTGCAACCACTGAACGATTGCCGATTGGATTTTATCTTCTTCGCGTTTCATATAAATTTAGAATTCCTGCGGATGAGTTGTGTATGAAAATATAAAAAACTAAAATCTAAAACTAAATAACTGATTAAATGATCGACATCATAATATAACCGTAAACACGGGATTATAAAAAATGTAGAAGTTTTGTCAAAACCGATTGATTTAATATAATGTATCATACCGCCATTAAACATATTTATAATCATAAGTCAAGCCTTTTTTATCTGGTAATAATCGGGTAGTAAAACTAATCTATATAGGGGGTATATTAACATATACCCCCTATTATATATTACTTTTACAATCTACCAAAAAATTAGTAAAAACGTTTACAAAATAGCATTTTAAGTGTTTTTTTACCGACGAAAAATAGCGTTTTTATTGGTATTTTTTATAAAAAAGTTGGTAATTGTTAAATTTTATGGTTGACATTTTTTACAGTATAAAATGTAATACGTTGACAAAAACAATTACAGGAGTATTTTATGTTAGAAAAAGAAAAAATGATTACGTTTCCAATGTCTCTAAAATATCATGTTTTAAAAATTGTAGAAAATGAAGCCGGGAAAAATAACACTTCAAGTTCTGCTATTTTAAGATCAATGGTAAATTTTGCTCTCAAGAATAAACTTTTTAAAATTAAAGAAGGTAAAAAATAATGAGAAAACAATCTATTCACGTTTCGCTATCAGCTGATAAAATTACACGATTAGATGAATTTTCGGCTTATTTAAAAGTTCCGATTAGCAGAATTATTGAAAGTTTTATGGATTACTCTTTAGAAAAAGGTTGGAGTTTCACACCAACCGAAAAGGCAAAAATGTATAAAATAAAAAATGATCCTGCGTTGCTTGCCGTTAGAATTTGGAAATTTTCGGGTAGTAATTCTGATTTTATAATTACTCAAAAAAACATCTATGATTATTTTATCGCGCAAGGATTAACAGAAAAAACAGCAACACAATATTCGACAAAAAACATTCCGCAGAATCCCGGACACGCGCTTTACGAAAAAGGATTATGTATAAAATCAATTGCCGGTTATATTTTAGACGAATCCTTGCGACCAGTTAAAAAATGGGGTGATATAGTTGAAGAAAACAAAACACCCGAATTGGTAAAATACGTGCTCGAACTTATTGAGGCTGGAAACACAGATGACGAATACATGACACAAAAAATAATGGAGTTTATAAATGAAAATAATTAAAGATTTAAAAAAAATGTTATCGAAACTCAGAGATGATATGCCAGTACTGATTAACGGAGTTTTTATTGATCATCAGCCAATATTTTTGAAAATAGCGCAATCAACAACCTGGCAATGTAATAAATGCTATTTCAACGGCAAAGAAAAACAATGCCATGAATACGGTAAAAAATATGATTGTGTGCTGAATAAAATACATTTTGAAGAAGTAAAATAATGGGAAAAATATATTTAAAGAAAATACTTCTTGACATATTGTCCGACTGATATATTATGACGGTAGAGGTTAAAGAAAATGATAAAACAATTATTAAAAGATTTAATTGTAAAAGAAAATGAAATAACTGCAATTAAAGAAAATCTTGCGGAGCTTGGCATTATGTTTTGTGGGTTCGAAGATCAACGCTATCATGTTTCGTCAGGAATTAAAAAAATTTTTGATGTTGCTGATAATTGTTTTTTTAATTTTGACGAAGATTCCGAATTTCCGTTAAAAATTTCGGTGACTTTTGAAGGCAGAAAATTTCATCAGATGGATAAAATAAAATGATTATAGAGTTCGAATTTTTTAATGTGGATTGTGATTATCAACCGAAAGAGTACGAAAATCAGGTTGATGAAAGTTTGGATATAAATGATATAACTATATGCGACGTGTCAATTTTAAATATAATTAAATGGGCAAATAAACTCGATGACGTTGAACAGATGTGTTTAGATTATATTAGAGGTTTTTAATGAAAGTTAACGAAATTATAAAACATAATAGTATGATTAAACGAGCAATAAATGATTTAGAGATTGAGTTGCAAGATATAAAAAATAGAATTATTGCTCCTTGCGCTTTATGCAAAAATGAGGTTGATGAAAAATGTGAGGAGTGTAAACAAAATTATTATTTAGGGTATAATAATAAAAATTATGGGAGTAAAAAATGAAAAACTATTTTCCGGATGATCCTGATAAACAAGAGATGTTAGAGCATATAGTTAATGAATATAAACATTTGTGTTCAGGATGCGAACAAGAAAAATATGAAAATAAAATAAGTCAAAAGATTTAAACTGTGGTAAATTCTTAAAAATTTTTATCGAACGCATAACCGGTGATAAAATAGAGGAGGTAATTAAATGATTGCATTAACAGAGACACAAAGAGACAGATTGCAAGAAATAATTTCCGACAATACAATAATTCAAGTTGTTGATTATAAAGGCAATATAATATGGAGTTGTAATGAAGTAAACGATTCCAAATATACTGCGGAATTTGGAAATATAAATATTGATAGAATTATAAATGAAATATTTATAATGTTGGGGGAATAATGAAAACATTTAGCACAATGGATGAACTATACGAAGCATTAAAACCTTTCGAGCTGGATGATCTGGTGTGGTTGTATTTATCACATGATAGCGTTGAACTTTTTGGTAAAAACAATGATGAACTCGGAAAGATTAAAATTAAACATAATATGCCGATACCTCATATTTGGGTAATACCGCGTCCGATCGACTTAACTAAATATATCGGAAAGGTTGTGAAGACACTTGATAATCATTCTCAATACGCTTATATATTATTAACTCAAGGATATATTGAGCTTTTAAACACAGGATTTTTAAAATCAATCGAACCGCTTACTATCGAGGATATACAACCATGAAAAAACCTGACTGTTGCACGGATAAAAATTGGAAAGAATGTTTTATCAGAAATATTTTATCTTGCAAAGGTTGCGGATTTTTTACGACTAAAGAAAAAAGTATTGACAATAAAAATATAAAAAAATAATATCTTATTATGTTTCAAGGCTTATCAACAGTAGTGTATTGATAAGCCTTTAAAAAGCTTTACAAAAACCGCTGCCGGACACACTACACCGGGCAAACAGCGGTTTTTTTATTTTAAGGGGGAAAAATTATGAAAACATTTTGGCGGTTTTCGTTTGTAAAAGATATTATTTCTGATTTGAATTATATCGGGATGTTATTTGATTATTATAATGATAAAAAACATAAACAAACTTTTTTAACTTTCGGTTTTACTTTTTTAAAACATAAATATTATGTTGATATATTTTTAAAAGGATTTCACAATGATGACTATTAGTATTAAAATTAAGGCTTTTTCTACTGGTTCAGAATTTGCCGAATTTGTAGATTGCAATTGTACGTTTTGCAGAAAATATAATTTTAGCAAGCCTAAGTGTAAAATTGATAAAATTTTAGGCATAGCATATTGCACTGATGGCATGATTCCAATTGAAATTTATGATTTAATAAAAACTGGGGAATGTAAAAAGTTTGTTGATAAAAAAACAAAAAGACCAAAAAGAATAGATAAAAAAACTTTACCTTTGTTCACGGATTAAAATAATGGCAATTCTTGATGTTAATCTATGCGACCTTGAACCGATACCGCATCCGCGTGATCAGATATTGTCTGAGATGCGGAAAGACGGATTGTTTCCGCCTGATATGGTTATGGATGGCAAAATACATAGGTTTAAAGAGTCTGATACAAAGTCAAAAGATTCTGGCTGGTATATATTTTTTGATTGTGTGGTTGCGTCCGGGGCGTATGGATCGTGGAAATCAGGATTAGAAAAAACATTTTCTGTTTTTGTTGGCCGTGATTTATCATCTGAAGAAATGATTGAACAGAAAAATGCGATTGAGTCTGCGAAGCTGCAAAGAGAAGCTGAAAAAAAAGAACTGCAAAGAGTTGCTGCCGTTAACGCGTATAATATTTTTACAAACGCGCTTGACGCTACAAGTGATCATTCGTATTTATTAAGCAAAAAAGTAAAACCACATGGATCGAAAATATCAGACCGAGGAGATTTAATAATTCCTCGTTATAATGTTTCCGGTAAACTAATTTCATTACAGTTTATAAATTCCGTCGGTGATAAAAAGTTTTTGTATGGCGGTGAGGTAACAGGCGGATTTTATCTGCTCGGAAATATTACAAATAAAATTTATCTTTGCGAAGGGTTCGCAACGGGTGCAACAATTTTTGAAGCGACTGGCTGTGCGACGTCAATATGTTTTTCTGCTGGAAATCTTCCTGAGGTTGCAAAAAATATTAGAAAACAGCATGAGCACGCTGAAATTATAATTGTTGCCGACAATGATGAGTCCGGAACTGGTGCAAAATTTTCGGAATTTGCGGCTGATTTAGTTGGCGCGGCAATTATTATGCCACCGACACGCGGACAAGACGTTAATGATTTTTATTTATCCGGCGGTGACGTTAAACAATTGTTGGAGCCTAAAAAATCGGAATGGTTTGTTGACGCGAACGATTTTAAAAAACAACCGAGTCCAATCAAATGGTTAATAAAAAAATTGATACCTGAAAAATCATTGATCATGTATCACGGCGCGAGCGGATCGGGAAAAACTTTTGTCGTGCTTGATATGTGTATGCGTATAGCGTCGGACTATAAAGATTATCACGGATATAAAGTTAATGACGCTCCAGTAGTTTATCTTGCCGGTGAAGGTCACACAGGAATACAAAAGCGCGTTGTTGCGTGGGAACAATATTATAAGCCTGAAAATAAATTAAAATTATGGGTATCGAAAAGCGGTTGTAATTTAGATGATACGATTAAACGGCAAGAAGTCATTGAACAAATTAGAATGCTACCATATAAACCGGCGTTAATTGTCGTTGACACATTGCACAGATTTATGCAGGGAGATGAAAACAGCTCGAAAGATGCTGGATTGATGATTAAGGCGTGCAATGATTTACAAACTGTTTTTAATTGTTCGGTTTTGCTCGTGCATCATACCGGAAATTCCGACGATGCAAAAAACCGAGCGCGCGGATCGAGTGCATGGCGCGGCGATATCGATATTGAAATGAGCATTAAAGCACCGAAAAAAAATAGCAGTACAATTTCGGTTGAACAAATGAAAACAAAAGATGAGGATTTAGAGGATATTTTATATCTGGATAAAACGGTTATAAATATTAACGGCTGGGTTGATGAGGACGGCGAACAGATAACTAGTGTAGTTTTAACGAGCGGACAAAAACCAATTGAAAAACCAAAAACAGATTCCGAACATATTTTTTGTGAGGCGTTTATTGGCACGTATGATCAAGAGTTGCATCCGACAGTTTGCAAAAGAGATTTGCAAGAGTATTACAAAAAAGTCGGTAAGAAATATAGTAATGAAATTATAATTCCGCTTTTAGATACCGGAAAAATAAAAACAATATTTCCGGACGTGTGGGCGGTAACTGATTACGCGCTCGGTTTTGCAATGAAAAATTATCATAATAGTAGTTGACAAAAAGTCGGACTAATGTATTATGGTAAATAGAGGTTAAAAAAATGAAAGCGTATAAGGTTTTTAATTCAGATTGGGCGTGTAACGGTTTTCAGTATGAAATCGGGAAAACTTATTCTTTAAAAAAAGGCGAGATTTTAAGAATTTGCGAAACTGGTTTTCATGCGTGCGAAAAACTAGTCGATTGTTTTAATTATTATTCTTTCAATCCTGAAAATAAAGCGGCTGAAGTTTTGATTTTAGGAGATGTTGAAAAAAATAATGATAAATTAGCTACGAATAAAATTAAAATTTTAAATGAAATTTCGTGGGGTGATGTTTTAATTTTAGTAAATTCTGGTAACAGAAATTCTGGTTACGGAAATTCTGGTTACGGAAATTCAGGTGATGGAAATTCTGGTTACGGAAATTCAGGGATGTTTAATTCGGATGATCCTAAAATTTTTAGAGTTTTTGGAAAAAACTTATCTGCTAAAAAATATAATAAAATTGTGTTACCTAATTTTTGTTTTTTTGAATTAACCTGTTTTATATCTCACGATACAGCAACGCAAGAAGAAAAAGAAAAACATAAAACATAAAAAAGAAATTGAAACTTGCGGCGGGTTTTTAAAAACTCTTGATTATAAAGAGGCCTGGGCTTTGAGTTGGAAAAAAGCCGATATAGTAGATCGTAAAAAAATATTTGAAATTCCGAATTTTGATAAAAAAATATTTTTTGATATTACCGGAATTGATGTTGATAAAGATTAAAAATAATAGGAGGTTAACACATGGACATTACAGTTACAATTTGTGCGACGATTATAGTTATTATGATCATTGCGACAATGCAGGGAGGTAATAAAAAACATGGCAGTTGAACTGAGAGATACAAAAACACTTTGTGAGGATGCGGGAGTTAAAATTTTACTCTATGGTGCGTCTGGAAACGGAAAAACATATTCATTGTCCACGATGCCGGGAGTTGAAACAGGGAAAGCTCTGATTATTTCAACTGAAAAAAAATTTCTTGCTTTAAAGAAAAAACACATGCCATCTATTCCGGCATATGCAATTTCAACACCAAAAGAAATTGGTGAAATTTTTTCCATAATTGAAAAATCGGATTATGAATCTATTGGGTTTGACAGTTTGACGGATTATGCAAATTTAGTTTTAGCTGAAGAAAAAATTTCAAATCCTGACGGAAGAATGGCTTATTTGAAAATGGAAGAGCGGGTTAATGTTCTCGTTCGAAGTTTTCTTGAATTAAAAGGAAAAAACATTATTTTTATTGCGCAACTCGAACAAGAAAAAGATGAAATGTCAAGAATTTTATATTCTCCGACTATTCCGGGAGAAAAAGCTGGGCGACGTTTACCATACCCGTTTGATCAGGTAATCTGTGCACGAACAACAGTTAACGAAAAACAAGAAACGTCTTATTTTTTCCAAACTCGTTCTGATGGATTTTACCGTGCAAAATGTAGCGGTGATGTTAATATTTATGAACCAGCAAACATAAGTGATTTAATTAAAAAAATAAAAGGAGAATAAAAAATGGATTTAGGAATTAACGTTAACCCTGCAGAACTCGCACCACCGGAAAAAAGATCAACTGTTATCCCAAAAGGGGAATATTTATTGAGCATCGATAAGGCTGAAATAAAAACCAGCAAAAAAAATGCAAATAATAAATATTTAAATATTCAGTGTCGCGTAATGTCAGCTGATTATACTAACCGTGTAGTTTTTAAAATGTTTAATTACAAAAATGATACCGTGGATGAAAACGGCGTCCGTTTTGTCGAACGGCAGGCGTTGGCAGAACTCGGTGAACTGATGAGAGCTGCTAATATACCATATCCTGTTAATGATGATAATTTCCCAGGTAAAATTTTTCGTGGTGGCGTTGTTGTTCGTCCTGCAAAAGGCGATTATGATGAGTCAAACGATATCGTATCGTTTAAATCAATCGACGGAGATTTGCCAAAAGACGTTTCTGGTAAACCTATTTTTTAAATTAAGGCGGGTGAGAAATTGCCTGCCTATATGTCAGTGTGGCGGAATTGGTAGACGCTATTATTTAATCCCCGGGTGTGATCCTTTTGCGATAAAGGAATAGATCAAAGTTGTATAAGTCCGGGGGACTTGCGGGTTCGAGTCCTGCCACTGATAATCGTTTTGGTCGATGTACGTTACGACCATATATTTAATTTGATCAAAGTCAAAATATTTTAATCGGTTACCGTTGCCCGATGAAGTAAAAAAACGGATAGGAATTATAAATGACAATAATAAATATTGAGGAAACAATTTCAGAAAAAATCTATGCGACGTATAAAGAAAATTTACCGCGTTTACATTTGGGTGCGTCTGAGATTGGTCACGTATGCGACCGTGCAATATGGCTGTCTTTCCGTTGGGCTGCAAACAAAAATTTTGATGGTCGCATATTAAAATTATTCAAACGCGGTCAAGACGAAGAGTTAAAAATCATAAGCGACCTTAAAAATATCGGTTGTGTTATTGAATCCGAACAAACAAAACTTGTTTTTTCACCCCATTTTAAAGGGTCAATTGACGCTATAATAAAATCCGGCGTTCCAAACGCTGAAAAAACAAAACACGTTTTAGAATGCAAAACTAGCAACGCAAAATATTTCGGTGAACTCGAAAAAAAAGGCGTTGAAGTTGCGAAGCCGGAGCATTTTGTGCAAATGCAATTATATATGTACGGTATGAAAATTGAGCGCGCTCTGTATGCTGCAATTTGTAAAAATGATGATCGATATTATTTCGAACGCGTGAGATATAATAAAGAAATTGCAGAAAAATATATTGAACGTGCAAACCGTATAATATTTAATATGCGACTTCCAGAACCGATGATTCCTGCAAGCTCGAATTGGTATCAGTGTAAATTTTGTAACGGTTATAATTTTTGTTTTGTTACAAAACAAATCGAATCTGAAAATGTAAATTGTAGAACTTGCGCTCATAGTACACCGACGCAAGATGATACATGGATTTGTGAAAAGTTTGAAAATTATGTTTTATCTGAATCCGAACAGCGGAAGGGGTGTAGAGATCATTATATACACCCTGATCTCGGTAACATGATTGATGGCAAAGACAGTCGGTATAGTCTAAGCGACGTTGAGACAAGAAAAATCTGTGATGAGTTTAACGGTAAAATAGAATGAATAAAGAAATTGTTGAAAAGCTTAATTATATTTATAATTATTTTGACCATCCCGAAGTGAAACAAAGAGAAAAACTTAAAGAGGAAGCAAAAGAATTTCTTGATGATCCTAATAATTCAGAACTTGCGGACATATTAGTTTTATGCTTACAATTATTTTTAAATGATTGCGACGTAAGAAAAGAATTTTATTTTAAACTCAATCGTACAATTGAAAGAATTAAAAATGGATATTATAACAAATGATTCTTCGTCCGTATCAACTCGACGCGCGTGAAAAAATTAAAGAATCGTCCGGGAATATTTGCGTTGTGTTGCCGGGCGGTAGTGGTAAATCAATTTGTATAGCTGATTTTGTTATGCAAAACGCAGATAAAAAAATACTTATGTTGACGCACGTGAAAGAATTGATCCGGCAGAATGAAGAAAAACTTTTGACTTTATGGCCGGACGCACCGGTTTGCATTTATTCTGCCGGATTAAAAAGAAAAGAATTAGATAAGAATATTATCTTTGCTGGCATCCAGTCAATCGGTAAAAAGTTTGAATTACTAAGCGACGTTGATTATATTGTGGTTGATGAATGCGACCTGATAAACCACAAAGAAGAAGGACTTTATAGACAGCTAATCGGGAATATAAATGCCCGCGTTATTGGATTTACCGCTACACCGTACCGTATGAATCACGGTTTAATAATAGACAAGCCTGCAATTTTCGACAGTTTGATTTATCCTGAAGGTGGATCAATTTTAGAATTAACAAACGCCGGATATTTGTCGCGTTTAATTAGTAAAGCAACGCCGACAAAATTAAATGTTAATGGAGTGCATAAACGCGGCGGGGAATATATTGAATCTGAATTGCAAAAAGCCGTTGATAAAAATGATTTAAATGATAATATAGTTGAACAAGTTATTGAACGTTCTATGGGACGTTATCACTGGTTGTTTTTTTGTGCCGGTATTGATCATGCCGAACATATGGCGGAATCATTGAGAGCGCACGGTATTGCGGCTGAAAGCGTATCCAGTATAGATTCCCCGGCAGAGCGTGACATAAAGATTGCAGATTTTAAATCCGATAAATTAACGGCGTTAACGAATAATAATATTTTAACAACAGGTTTTGATTTTCCAAATATTGATTTAATCGCGCACTGCCGTCCTACAATGTCGCCTCGATTATACGAGCAGATGAATTTTAGAGGAACGCGGTTAAAAAGTCACATAGATAATTGTTTGTGTTTAGATTTCGCCGGAGTTATTGCACAGCATGGAGCGATGACAGACGTGCGCACACCGCAAAAACACACACAGGGTGAGGGAATCGCGCCATGCAAAGAATGCCCAAAATGTTTTGAAATTATCCCGATACAATTAAAAATTTGCTATTCGTGCAATTATGAATTTCCTAAAAAAGAGAAAAAAGATATTTATCTTAGAAACGATGATATCATGTCGGGAGTTTTAGAAATGGCGGTTGATAATATAAAAATCCGCGAACACATAGGATATAAATCCGGCAAACGCATGATCCGGGTGACGTATTGCCCGGTTTTTGGTACGGGAATTGATGAGTATCTATGCGTATATCATCCGGGAGTGGTAGGAATTATAGCACGTAAAAAATATAATGAAATAAAAAATAAAAAACTCCTATCAATACAATATATTAAAGACGGAAAATTTTTTAAAATAATAAATAAAACATTTGACAAATTGCCCGACATAGTTAATATGGGCAGTAGAGGTTAAACGAAATGAAAAAAGAATTTCTTTTAGTTGAATTTGTTTTCACGAAAAAATCAACAAGAAACAAAGGAAAATTTATTACAAATTATGAAGGCGATGAAAACTCTAAAATGGAATTTTTGATTAAAAAAATAAAAATTTTATTTGATGCCGAAAGAGTGAATACGATTTTTTTCGAGAAAATATCGTATTTAGATTTAAATAAATCAGAGGTGATAAAAATGACACGATTAGAAAATCTTTATGAAAAAAGAAAATCTTTGCATGATGTTGCAATTAAAACGCGTAATCCGTTTTTTGCTAAAATGTGGATAAAACATTATTTTGCTATTTGTAAAAAAATAAAATTATTAACAAAAGAAGAGGCAGAACAAAATGTCGATTGAAAAAATCAGTGCTAAAAAATTCGCAGAGTTAAGAAAAAAGTTGCAATTGAGCAAACCTGAAATTTGTATCATATGTGACGTATGCAACCGTACGGTTGAGAGGTGGATTAAATCTGGAATACCCAAATCAATGTTTGAACTGATAGAGGCAAAAAAGAAATGATACGTAAAATTTTCTGCATTGCTATTATCACGCTCGGAAGCGGATTGGAAATATATTTTTATGTTTTCAGATTTATCGGTGATGGAATCAATTTGCCGATTGCAATTTCCGCCGCCGTCGCGCTCGAATTATTGCTCGCCTTCAGCGTGTATCAATCACAATTCAATAAGATTTTTTTAATTATCGTAGTTACCGTTTCGATCTATGCGACCATACAAACAAGCGCGGGACAAACATTTAGTTTGATGTCTCATGACTCATTAGCAGGCGTTAAGGTCGTAACAGATGCAAATAAAATAGTTTTAGCGGAACATGAAAAAAATATTGAACGACTCGGATTAGAGGCGGACTCAATAAACAAACAATTATCCAGTTTAACAAAACTTGAAAATCGCGCCGTGTATGCAAAATCGGTATATTATGCAAACAACAGATTAGACAAAATAAATAAAGACATTATGAAATCAATCAATGTCATTTCAGATTTATCCGGCAAACAATCCGAGTCTGAAAAATTAACAGTGCACGATATGAGCGTGTACGATTTTTACGCGTCAATCCCGAAATGGTCGCATATGGATAAATTAAAATTTATATTTCATACTTTTTTATCAGTGTTGTTGACGCTCATGACTCCGATTGGAATTTTGAGTTGGCATAGCAAAAGCGATAAAAAAGTAAAAACAAAAAAAATAACAAAAGAACAAATAGATAATTTTGTATATTCCGCATGGTATAAAGTGCGTGGGAAAACCGGTATGAATATACTACCGGAGCTATCATATAATGAGATAATGCAGCGCAATAATTTTAAAAATATTTTGGGCGTATATCCAGAACTATACAATGTGTGCATTTCTGTTGGGTTAATAACCGACAAAGGGACAATAATTGAGCAAAATGAAGAAATAGCCAAAGAAAAAATTTTACTTTTTTTTAAAAAAAATAAATAAAATACTTGACAAAATGTCGGACTGCTATTATATTATATACATGATCAATTAGATCATAACAAAAAGCGGCGGCGTAACGCGGAGGATTTTTATGAAAACACAGATTGAAAAAATGTTGCAAAATGCAAACCTTGTTGATGCTAATTTTTCCAGACCGATTTCAGATACAGATGATGCAGCATATCGCGCCAATTATGAAAATATTCAGATTCTCTCTACTATGATTTTTAATATTGAAAAAAATGAAAAATCTGAGAGACAAAAACAGATTGATGATGAAAAATTTGAGTTATTTTTAAAAACTGGAGAGGCGTGTGATTAAAAACTATTAGCCGGATTCGTCCGGCTTTTTTTAGGAGTAAAATATGAAACGATATAAAGTAACACAAAAAAATAAACCGGACATGTTTTATCATGATTATAAAAAAGCATTGCGATATGCGGTTACGATTTGTTATCATGGTGACGATGTAATTTTGTTTGATAATAATAAATTGCAAAACATTATCAAAAAAAATGTGTTTGGAAAATTAACAATAGAATAAAAAATGAGATTAATTAAATGTCAAAACAAAGCGATTTTGAACACATAAAAGATTTACATAATTTGGGTAAAATCACAACTGAACAGGCAAATGTAATGTTCGTCAAATTCGAGCGCGTAAAAATAATTTATAAATTGCCGCGCGATGTTAGAATCGCGCTTAATAATGCTGTAAAAAATAAAGAACTTGCACATATGCCTAAAAAAGATTTTATGCCTGAGGTTTATTATCACCCGGATTTTAAACATTTAGCTAACGAGTTGAGAAATAAAGAGCAATGCAAAAAATTAAATAATTTAAAATCAGTTTTAGAGAGAGGTATGTAATGATTAACGTTTTAGCAGTGTTTGGTATTATATTTTTAATTATCATAATATTTTTTATCGCACTTGCGGTGTATAATAAAATAATTGAAAACGGAGATGATGAATTGTTATGATTATATTTTTAATTACGGCTATGATTTATATTCCCATAGCCGTTTTTTTATTATTGCTTTATAGTTTTTTCATAACAGGGAAAACAAATCTAAAGAACAAATAAACAAAAATTAAAATCACAGCCGACACCCCACAGGCTACAATTTTTTTTCCTATGTCTGCATATTTTCTTTCAGACTCATAATCTTTTTCGGCTTTATTTCTTTTTGCTTCAGCGTCTGCAATTCCTTTCTGTGCAATCTCTGCAATTTCCAAAGCCGCCCTTCGAACGATTTTAATATCATTGCTTTGTATATCACCGGACTGCAAAATATTATCAATTTTATTTTGCGCAATGGTTGACGGCAAGGACGCGCAACCGATAAATAAAAACAGTAAAATAAACAAACTATTTCTTTTCATGCTTCCTCCAAACTATACCAGCAAAAATTCTAACGGCGATATACGCTGTGCGACGTTTCCAAAATTTTACGCCCTCATGTTTCATTATTGATAAAAAATATTTATCCGCCTGCTTACGTGTACCGATATTATTACGGTATAAAAAATCATGCACCAGAGGCGCGGCTTTAGACAGTTCAAAACTTGCCATGAAACACCAAAGAAAACGCGGTATAGATGCAAGATCAGTTTTAAAACCTTTTAAAATTAAAACATTTGCGATGTTATTAAAATAATCCTGCTCTACAATCCATTTTCCATTATGTACATTATAAGTTAAAAAAAGTTGGTTCATTTTTTCACCTCTGATTTATTTCCGAAATGTTTTCCTCCAAACGCTGCACCCAAAATTACACCGGCCAGAGCTGATAATCCCAATAAATCTTTATCATTCATCAATCCCCAAATTGCACAATAGTTACCACCTATTATGCAAATTAAAAATCCTACGCGACCTATTGATGATTTTAAATACGTGTCAATTATTTTTTTCATTCTAACCACATCCCGCGAATATTTTTTCCAGAATCAAACATTTCAAAAACATACTGAACATTTTCTCCGTTTTTGCTTTTATAATTTGTCAACGCATTTCCGTATGGATCATTGCAAATTATATTATCACCATCAACGTCAACGCCGAGTATAATGTGTCCGCCCGGCAAGCCTGCCATTTTTTTAGTACCGATAATCACAGGACGAGTTTTTAAAAGTTCTTTTAATTTATCTTTTGAAATCAACTCTTGTTTCATCAGTCCCGGAACATTTTGTACAAATAACCATTTTTGAATTTGCATTCGATGGGCTTCCCATTCAAAAATTTTATTTACATCTTCTTTTCCGAGCGCCTCAATATATTGTTTTATCATCGGATCGTCATTTACTTTGTATAGCTGGCAATAATATGATAAAAACATCCAATCGCACGTTGAAAAACATTGAGAAGATCCTCTAATTCCGAGTGCTATAATATTATCGGTTTGATAGTTGTATCCTATTTTGCGCATTTTTTATTACCATCATATAAAAGTCTATCTGCAATTTCAGATTTTTTCCCTGCGTTACATTCTGAAATCGGACGAAAATATCCGACAATTCTTGTGTAATTTTCACATTCAATTTTTTTCATTTTTTGCACTCCTTACCTTCAAGTTTACAAATTCTTTCTCTGTCTTCATACTGTAATTTTCGTAACTCTTTAATGTCTTCGTCGTTTTGTTTAACGATCCGATTAGCAATGTAAATAAACAGAGAACCAAGCAAAGCGAACAAACCCGAAATAATAAAATTAGTGTTGATATTTTCCATTTCATTTTTTTATCCTTCATAATATATAGTAATTGTTATCGGTTTAGATAATATATTTCCCGACTCGGTAGGGTGCATGTAAATAGTAAAATTATTACCCTCACAAGTTATATTGTATAAAAAACCGCCGACATATTGAAACGCCGGAGAAACCAAAGAGGATGTCCCAGATATATATAAATAACTTTCGAAATGTAATATTTTTGTATAATCCAACCCATGCGCAATATTTATGACATCGCCTTCAGATTCTCCCGTTGTTCCAGTTAATTTCTTAACTCCATTACTCAACTGTTTTATATTTGTTCCGTCGCAATAACATTCTCTAACTGAACCATTGTACGCATAACTAGTAATCCCAGTTCCACTTGCCGTTTTAACTGTTACATAATATGAACCGGTACAATCATTTATTATTTTGTATGATCTTAAATCATCCGGTAAAACTAAAATACTGTTTTCAGCCAACGTCCCATATAACCTAATCGACGAATATCGAGCATCTGGCAAAACAACGGTCCCTGATGTTATGTTAACATTTAGGATCAAAGACGGCGAAAGAAAAATTGACGGAGTAATATTAACTTTTTTAATAAACCCATCAACGCTATCAACATAATAAAAATAATTATTGTAATGTGAAACAAACGAATTATAATTATTTTTGTTAAAAATTCCATATCTGAAATCAGATACAATTTGCGATGATACAATTATTTTTTGAATTTTATGAGAATATTGAGTTGTGCAAAATAAATTAGTTCCATCAGTTGTTATATTTACGGATATATCTATAGTTGCGAAATTAGATATTATTCCCGTAGAAATTACTATTTTTTTTAACACGGTGCTCGAATCAACTAAATAAAGATTTCCGTCTATTCGAGTTAGAGACCTAGTTGCTGATGTCAAGCCAGTAACAACATCTGTAATCGTCCCAGATGTTGTTATTTTTTGTATTTTAGAAATTGTGTTTCTTGCTATATACAAATATGTTCCGTCAGTTGTTATTGAATCAACTGTATCAACGCCAGTTACAATATCTGTCATTGTACCTGAAGAAATTTCAATTTTTTTTATTTTAAAATCTCCTTGGTCATGAAAATACAAATATCCGTCCAAATAAACTATTGTAATGGGATTAATCCCTGTTTTGAAATTGCTTTCGACTCCGGTTGAAATTATTTTTTTTATTATTTTATTATTATCTATGTCGCAAATATAAAAATTTACTCCATCATGAGTTATACCAAAAAAATTTCCGATAGTTGTAACATAATTTTCACTTGATGTGTAATTTCTCGTTTCCTCAATGCCAATTTCGATATTATTTAGCGCATCTTCGGAAACTGGAGTTCCCGGATTTGTGATCGCGTCCGGGGCGTTTGTTAAAATAACACTCGTTCCAGTTTCACTTGATTTCGTAAATTTAGTTAAATTTGTTCCTGTTCTTGATTCCCAAAATTTTCTTATATATCCCATTTTTAAACCGCCGTTATTGTGTATGTTACTAAATATTGTGTGCTTGCGTTTTTAACAACGTCAACCGCACATCGTGAAATTAAAATACCGCTCAATGGTGTGTCCGTCGCTTCTGCAAAAACTCCAATTTCTTTAATTGTGAAAACGCTTTCTGAAGCTGCAATCGATAATTTTAAAATAAACTGAGTAGCGGTTATCGACTTTGACGATATTGCTTTTCGAAATAATTCATTTTCCAATGCGACGTTTGCTTTTAGTGGAGCTGTTACACCGTCTCCGGTTGCGATGTGTGTCAATTCGAGTGCGACCGCATCACCGTTAAGCATTGCAAAAATTTCATTGAAATAATTCTGGACTAAAACATTTTTGTATGTTTTATCAAAAACTTTTTTACCGTTTAAATCAAAACCCTCAAATTTATATTCACCTTTAAATTTACTTGAATCTATAATATTTATCATTAGTACCCCGGATAAAAACAATCTGTAAACATAGGATCAATAAAATAATCAGACGGATAAAAAACAAAATCGCCCTGGTCAAAAACTACACTATCGCTATTTGTCATTGTATCGCCTATCACAGTTTGTTTATAAACTTTTACGTCCGCACCACGTTTTTTAACTTTTTTATTTAAAACAGTTCCGTAACGCGAAAAAAAGTTTTTATTTTTCAACTTAATCCGCGACCACATTTTATCAACACCAAAAGACGACAATGATCTTTCAACAATTATATATTGACCTGTTATTCTCAAATCTGTCAACGCAAAATTCCAAATCTTATATAAATCCGTATCTGATAAATCTAAACTATTACAACTACACGATAACGTCTGTTCACGTTCGCCGTACTGATTTAATAATGCAGTCGCTTTCTGATCGGCGTCTGAAAAATTATCGATTGTTTCATCAGTTAAAATTTGCTCAATTATTCCGCTAGTACCGTTCAGCGCGATTAACGATGATTTCAAACTATCATTTGTATTCGTAACAATAATTTCATAAAATCCTTTATACAATATTACAACATTGTCGCCTTCCGCCGGTTGCACAGTTGCGTTGCTATTTAATGTTACTGATTGATCTCCGATCTGATATAAAAATGTTTTTGTAATATCTGTTTCATCAACACCGAGTTTACCAACTCCGACCGGTATTCCGTTAATTGATATTCCCGTCACTGATTTTATTTGATATCCTAAATTTATAACTGTTTGATCAAGCGCCCAGAACATACCCTCAGTTTGTGTGCTCGTTTCTTCGCTCGCCCCTGTTACAATTTGCACAGTACGCAAGTCTCCATTCTCTTCTTCGAGTTTCAATCCTGTTATTTTCTCAGGCGCATCGATCTGTTCAAACGCATCACGAGTTACAAAATAAAATTTTTTATCAGGTGATACGTAAAAAGATGCGTTTATATCTTCTGCAAGCTCAAACAAAACGTCGCTTAGTTTTTCAAAAGAACAATTCCAATTTTCATATAATTGAGTAGATACCGAAATTTGTCCGAGCGTGATTCCTTCGTCTGCGATATAATTATCAAATAATATTTGCACTATTTCGTGTGTTAACATATCGCCACAAGCTTCTGAAACCAAACGATTATTAAAAATGCTTTCACCGGATGAAATATTTAAATTATATTTGCGGACTTCGTATCCGCCTGCAAATTCTGGGCTTTCAACGCTCTGAATAATTCCCCAAAATATCGGCACATCGTCAACCGTGATTGTGCAATCTGCAAAAGTTTGCGGGACGTCCTGCGTTGATAAAACTTTTACTATTACATTGCTCGATGATACTGCCCCGGCTTGTTGCTGTATACTATATTGATCATCCGCGCTATATTCTTCCGTTCCAACTAAAACTTTAATTACCATACGCCGCCTTTGTAAACTTGTCGAGATTTTCAAAAACTATGCGACTTAACAAGCGACCATCAACATTAAAACTTCCATGCATATTATTTTTTAATATTATTGTTTGTGTTCCAGAATTATTTATTTTAGGATTCAAGCTATTTAAATTTTGCGCACCGGATAATCCGTTTAAAATACTCCGTGTCGCGTCCGCAGGAAAAACCTGTGAGTGCGACGGAAGATTTACAAGCTCCGCTCCTTTTTCTCCGACGAGAGATAATCCGCCGATGGCGTCCATTGTTCCAGTCGCTATTCCCGGTATATACGGTACCCCCTCGCCTTCATCCCCTGGCCAATCAAATCCGCCACCGCCGGGGATCATAGATTTAATTTCTGAAACAACTTTCTTTTTTAAATACGTCCACGTACCATTAGCAATATTACTAAACCATCCCGTAATCCATCCCCAAACAACGTCTTTAATCCCATAAAATAAACCGCTCACTGCGGATTGCAACGCATCAATTAAAGCTGATGCAATTTGTGATGATTTATTTATTATGCCGTCAATAATAGATTGTGCAAAATCTTTTCCGAGTTGTAAAAATTTTGAAGTAAAATTTGATAATGAGTCAAAAGCATTTTGCACAAACAATACTATTGTTGATCCTATCTGCGATCCTATATTTTGTACGCCCTGAATAATATTTGATACAAACGCCCATCCAAAATTAAAAAACTGAGTTAATATACTTTGAAGATAATTAAATATATTGGTAAAAAACGAAATAAAATAATTTATAATTGTTCCGCCGATACTTAAAATCCCATTTATCAAACCCTGAATAATATTCACTCCGAAATTAAAAAAAACAGTAGATGGCGATTGAATTCCGAAAAAGTTTTTAACAGCATTAATAAATGTTTGAAAAACTTGCTTCACTTTCGACCAAATTGAAGGAGCCTGCAAAATTCCTTTTACAATTCCTGCGACAATTTGTTTCCCGAGATCGATTAACGCCATTGTCAACGACACTGGAACCTGTTTAATCAATGTTATCAACGCAACAATAATCGCACTAATGATATCGGGTAAAACTTTTATTATTTCAATTGGTAAAATTACCGCAAACGCTATAAAAATATCCGGAAACGTTTTAATTATTGCATCAACAATTGCTGGTAAATTTTGCGCTAAAACTTCAATTATCACAGCAACTAATCCAACAATCGCCGGTATAAGTTCTGGCAACGCATCAACTAAACCGTTAAAAACATTTATGAAAATTGTTACTAATGCAGTAATTAACGCTGGCAAATTATCAGTCAAACTGTAAATTATGCCGACAAGTGCGTCAGTAAATATTTGTGTTAACTCGGATGAATTTTCAGCGATTGATTCAAAAAATGCTACGAGACCTACCATCAACGCGTTAAAAATTGCAGGAAGTTTTTCCCCAATAACCGAAACTAACGATACGATAATAGTTACAACCGAATCAATCAATGTCGGTGAGTTTTCTATAAAAAATGTTACGAGTTGATCAATTACATTTCCGATAGTTTCAACAATTGCTGGAAGATTTTCTGTTATTGATGTTATTAAACCCTCAACCAAATCTAAACCCATCTGAACGAAAATAGGAATTGACCCAATATCTGTTGTAAAAAAATCTATCAAACCATTTATAAAAGTTTCAAAATCGTCGAACATTGTCTGCGGATCAAACGCACTCATCCACGACATAACATCAAACGCGCCTGCGAAAAATTCTATTGTGTTTTCAAAAGCGTCTGCCATCATTTCAACTGTTCCTTTAATTGCCGATGTCGCAAAATGTAAACCTTGTGAAATCCCTTTTGCGATATTTTCCGGTATTCCAATTCCAACCATCATTGACGCCATGCTGATATCAGGTAGTAACGATTTTATAAAATCAACTATTCCGCGTTCTCCCTCAAGCGCTCTCATCTGTTCTTTTAAATCTTTAATTTGTTTTTGTCTTGCACTAGTTTCTTCAGGTGTTTCGCCACCCTGTAAATTTTGCGCTGCCTGCAATGATAATAATGCATCAATCTGATCACGGATAATATTTATATTATTTTCCCTTGCATCGTCTTCAGATATTATTCCGTTTTCAACTGCAAGTTGATTTTTTTCAATAGCTAACAAATTATCCTGTACCAATGTATAATAATTATTTTGCAATTCTGTAATT